CTGGTGCTACTGGACCGACTGGTGCTACTGGACCGACTGGGGCTGATGGTGCTACAGGTGCTACTGGTGCTGATGGTGCTACTGGTGCTGATGGTGCTACTGGTGCTACAGGTGCTGATGGTGCTACTGGTGCTACTGGTGCAGGCGGTGAAATAACTATTTTACCATATTCATTAACACCACCTTTAACTCCTTACACTTCTTTATTGTGTGCTGATTTAAGTGGTAATATCTATGATTTATCAGGTGTTTTTGATATTACAAATTTTGGTACTGGTGGTGTTGGTTTGAATGCTTTTTCATCTATAAATTTACACGACCAATATGGAACAGATACAACTCTTAATCCTTATTTTTTAGATTTTGGAACAATAGGACAATTTTCTAGTAAAATAGGATACGATCAAATTCGTATGTCAAGCGGTTCAAATGAATCTATTAGCACTTATACTGCTAATACTTTATTCATGAATTACCAAAATGATAATATTGTTGAATTATCATCAATAGCAAATAATGGTGCAGATGCTGGATTGGTTTTGAGAAGAAACGCTACAGGATTGGGTGCTTATTACACTGATTCAGGTATTAAACTTAATACTTTTCCAGAGAATGATAATATTGGAACAATAATGACAAAAGATTATTTGAAAGTAGATAAAATCAAAGACGCATCATCAAATTACGGCACATTAGGGCAAATCTTAAGTAGTGATGCTTCAGGAAATATAGTATGGGCTACTGGTGGAAGTAGTTCTACTCCTTCATTACAACAGGTATTAGATGTATCAAATAATTCTACTACTGGAATAATATTAAAAGATATTGCTAGTGCTGGTTTAGTAGGTGTTAGCGTTGCTGATAATGCTGGTGATATTTTAACTATGAATAATAATGGTTTTACATATACATCAACAGGTAGCTCATCAAATTTAACTTCTCCAGATAATGGTGGATTGAGAATATCAACTCCATTATTTGAATCTAATTTGTTAGATAATGGGATTACTATAGCTGATTATACAACACAGAATCAAATCTTTTATGGAAAAGGGATAGGATTCAATAACTATTATGGAACATTAGGACAAGTTTTAACAAGTGATGGGGTTGGGGCTATGAGTTGGGCTACTGGTGCTGGTGGTGCTACAGGAGCGACTGGACCGACTGGGGCTGATGGTGCTACTGGTGCTACAGGTGCTACAGGTGCGACTGGACCGACTGGGGCTGATGGTGCTACTGGTGCTACTGGACCGACTGGGGCTACTGGTGCTACAGGTGCTACTGGTGCTACACTTCCTATACAAATTGCTACAAATCAAATCGGTGGTATTTTAATGGCTGATTCATCTTTGAATGTTTTTGATTTATCAGGTGCTATTTACACTACTCACAATGTTACTGGCTATTCTTTACATGTAGGTGCTTCAACTTATTTAAGTAATGGTGGAATAATAACTCCTAATATTATTCCTACTGTAATAACTGATATGAACGCCAGTACTGGAAACGACGGTCAATATCTTGTTTCTACTGGATCTGGTATTTCTTGGTCTAATCAACTCGTTTCAAATACTCCTATTTTTGTTCCAGCATCATATGCCGTATATAATACTTCACAACCTCCTACTGCTTTTAATCCTGTTGCTTTCGGTTCAACGCCTATTGATGGTTGGTTTTTTCAAAATTATAGAACAGGTATTAATATTGACTGGCATTCGTATTTATTGAACGCTATTACAAGTCCTTCTATTTCGTATAGTAGTAATTCTATAAAACAGATGTATGTTTGTTTTACTTCTTTACTAACAACTTGTTCTATAAGTTTGAATGTTTATACACTAAACGATACTCCTAATCCTCCTAATTTTTTCAAAAGTAGATTTGGGACTGTGTTAGGTGATCCGAGTTATAGTATTGTTGCTAATAAACCATATATCGCATACTATGATTTTAGTGGAAATACATATCCTCCTCCTCAAAAATTTCTTCATACGCCTTTTCCATTAGTTAAAACAGTCGGTGGTGGGGTTCAAGTAGGAAATTTCTATGGTGAAACATTATACTATATGGCAGTAGGTTCAAATACTATAGACCCAGCCAATACTTGTTCTATGATTATTAGTGAATCAGGTTTTATAATGGAAGATGGAACAACACAACCTTTTAGGCAACCATACACATATCAATCCGCATCTATACAACCATTATATCCAGCAAGTCTTCAAGTTGTAGTAGGAACGGCAACTTTGGCTTTAATACAAGCACAATATGGATATACTTTTATTACCGCAGTTGCTACTCTTGCAATAACAACAACAGGATTATCCGCTTCTTTAACACAGAATGGTGTATTTACTTTTTATAACGCATCAATCAATCCATCAACAACACTTACATATAATGGAAGTAGCACATATGTATTATTAAAAGGTTCGGCAGTTAGTTTTGTTTGGAACGGTTCAAGTTTATTGTTAGAATAAATCAATAAAAATAGTATGATAATATATCATGTATACTATTTTACCATATAGTTTTCGTCAAGCAAAACGATTGGGTGTTGTAATACAACCAAGCCATTATAAAAAATATAAAATAGATGTCTTCACAAAAGAAGGTGAATATATAGCAAGTATTGGTGCATCTGGATTTTCAGATTATCCCCATTACATCCAAGAAAGAGGACAAGAGTACGCTGACAATCGTCGTAGATTATATAAAATTCGGCATCAGAAAGATAGATCTAAAATAGGAAGTCGTGGTTGGTTTTCAGATAATATTTTTTGGTGATATATATATGTGGTGGCTATTATTTTTTTTGTTTAAGATATATATATGGATTCTAGTATTTTCGACGCTGTCTTTTGGTCTTTTTTCATTACTTCTTCAATTGGGTTAATAATAGGTTTAGTTAAAATTGCTAGTAAATCGAAATGCAGTGAATGTAGTATATGTGGTTGTTATATTAAACGCAATATAGAATTAGAGCTAGAAGAAGAGCGAATAGAGTTAGCATCAAGACCTCCACCGAGTCCGAGTAATAATATATAGCTTTATAGTATGGAAGAGCCTTTAATTAAGGATAGACAAATATCTTTTTTTTACTTTATTAATAAAGCACAACCCAAGCCAAGAACTTGGTATTTATATTTTTGTAGTTGTTTAAGATAAGTATTTCAATTTTCTACCAATTAATTTAAAATAGTGAAATTTTAAATTAATAATTTACTAAATATTTGATTTAAGCTTTTTCTCTCTTTTTTATATTATCAGAAATAGAAGATGTCATTAAAATATAGTTAGATTATAATTTTGCTAATTCAATTCCAAAATGATGTATCATATAATCGGCTTCTTCTTGGTCTTCATCTAAATTTTTTTGATAATAATCAATATTATCACTTATAACCATTCGTTTTTCAGCATTAACTTTGATTTTATTAATTTCATACATCTCTTTTTGAAAATCGGTTTCAAAAAATAACATGTGATTTTTTCTAATGCAAAGTGTCAGTCTCATTATTTCTAGATCCTTTTCCAAATTTGCTTTTTCTAGTGCATTAATTCTCGTTTGATTTTCAAACTTTTCTCTTAATAACATATTTTCATCTTTTGCTAGTTTAATCAGTTCATCTTTTGCTGTCATCTTTGCCTCAAAATCATCATCAATCAGTGCTGAAAGAACAATATTATTTATCTTAACTTTTCGTCCCAATATATTGGACGACATATCTTCAATTATTTCGGTTATTTCGGTTGTCATTCTCCTGATATAAGTATATATCAACATTCCTTTAAGTTGTTTTATAATATATATTATCGGATAATGAAGGTTGTAAATATATATACTTATATTATATTAAATAAGGGGAGTGGATTTGAAAATAAGGGGAGAAGGGGACAAGGGGAGTGCTTTTTTCGTTCAATAACCATAGAATATAAATATTTTTCGTCATCAAAAAAAAATAAAATATTTCTGTATATATACGATTTCACTATTTTCACTCCCCTTGTCCCCTTATTATTTATATTTATTAAATAAAATATAAAAACAAGAGCATACAAGCAGTAAGAAACGAATACAAACTATAAAAAACACCAAGGGGAGTGCCAAGGGGAGTGAATAAGGGGAGTGCCACTCCCCTTATTTTAATTTCAAATATATTATATCAAATATATTTGAATGAGTATATAGAAAAAATTTCAAATATCAATATCATCTTCAGTCAATATTTCATTATTTAATTCTGCAACACTAGAAGAAAAATCCCATTCTAATCCTAAATAAAATGTTCCATATGGAGCATTTTTATTCTCCTTATTATTAATTCCTTGTAATTTCATACTTTTTGTAAAAGTCTGATTCTTGGATTTATCTTGTTTATATCCTAATCGCTTACAATATTCATTATACCGTATTCTAAACTCATCACGATTAATTCCTTTATTTTCATCTATTTTTTTACAATTACTTTGAATAAAATCTTTCAAATAATCATTAATATTTACTTCAACATATTCATTCTTGGCTACTTTCATTTCTTCGGTCAATTCAAATTTATCTTGAATAATACCATATTTCATTATATAACAAAATACCAATTCACGCTTTTCTAACATGTTATTTTCAAAATTTTTATCAACACCAAATTCATTCAAACAAGGTATAACGATCATTCTATCACATATTGCTTTTTCTACTTCAAATTGTGGTAGTTTATTTGTTAAAACAAATAGATTGGCTGTTGGTACAAGAGTTGTATCTGTTTTACAAATACCACGAACATTTATTGCATCTCCGCCAGTAATAGCTTTAATCATTGTTTCATTCATTTTATCTTCCTCTTTCAATTCGGTAATATAACCAATTCTACATCTATCTAATTTTTCTACTTCAGTATTCAAGTGAGTATTTCCTTTTTTTTGTAAAACAATATCTTTACTGATTACATCAATTCCTCGTTTAAATATTGCATCTATTAATTTAAATAACAAGGATTTACCATTTCTACCAGATCCAGTAATAAAATAAATATATCTTAATGTCATACCAGTCATTGCTGATTTTAATATATTTAATACAACTTGGACTGTGTCTTCTTTTCCACAAAATATATCATTAAAATATTGTTTAATATCTGCAGTTTCATCAGGTGTTAATTCTCTATAATTTGTATCACATTCATAGTTAAATTTATATTCTTGGGTTCGTTCTTTAACTTCAAGAGTTTGCATATCAATAACTTTTTTATTTTTTAAAGGTAGAATGAACTGTTGTTTATTCATATCTTTTTCAAAATCTGCATCTTTAATAATATCAGCAATTTCTCTAATAAAATTATTTTTATCACTTGTACTTTCTAATTTTGACATGATTCCAATAATAAATTTTTGTTCTTTTAATAATACTTTTTTTATTTCTTTTTCATCAATATTATTATCATCTAAAAGTGCTATTTTTTCGTTTATTTCTATATTTTTTTTAAAAAAACGAGATTTCATTTCTCCACTCAATAGCATCCGTAAAGGCGTTCCGCCTTCATCTTTGATCCATAGGCACTCCTTGGTAAATTGGTAAAACATTTTGTTTTTTATATCAATACATTTGAAGTCATTGCCGAATAAAGCAACAAATAATCTTGCATATGCAACATCAGTAGGTGTATTTAATAATATATCAATTAATTTATCAGCATCTTGGTCTTTGATGATTTTATTGTGTTTTTTAAAAGTAATGGCATATAATTCTGGACTATCTTCTCTAGCCCAATAATGTATTGAACTCAATGTCAATCGTTTTTCTGCTGTTATATCTTTTGGTTCTTGTTTATCAACCCATTCTAGAGCGTATGAAATATCTTCTTCATTATTTCTTGGCAGACAATGACTATTCAATACTGGAATAAGTTTTTTTGTTTTTTCTATTCCAAATGTATTAATTAACGCCCATGCTATTTCAAAGAATGTTAAGGATGTATCAATTCTGCTAGATTTTAATAGACTAAACAAAATATTTATATCATCATCACTAATTTCATCAAAAATAATAGATTCATTATTTGATCTCTTCTTCTTTTCCAATTCATTGAGTGGATTCATTAATTGTTTTGACGATTCATTTAATTTGAATGATATTGGGTTTCCTTTTCTAACTGATAAATCCAAGAATATTTCCTTCGTAATTGTTGAAAATTTGCGTTCAGGAATACACCATTCATTATCACAAGAATCAACATGACAATCAAATATATATTGTAATTTATATGCTTCGTGATGTGGTTTTCTGCAACCATATACTTGTGCGTTTGTTGTTCCTTTTGATAATCCTTCATCAAAAATCCCATTAAAATCATTTATTAGTGGTATCTGTGACATTATTTCCTTTGTAATTTCATCTTCCATTACTAATGTTCGTAATTTAAGTTGTAATTTATTAGGCATTTTAACGCCAAATATAATATGAAGTCCATCTTTTGTATATGAACCATCTTGTAGTTGATTAACATCGGATTTTTGTAATACAAATACTGGAATATTAATATTTGGTTCTACAATTAATATTTGTTTGATTTTATCTAAATAAACACCTATAATACTCTCTATCCATTCTTGGTTCAAAGTGTTGGGTCTTTTATTAATTTCATTTATATAACGAAAATCTAAATCAACATATATTTTATTATTTTTGAGCTGATATTCAGTTAAGTACTCAATATGATTATTTTGTATGATTTCTTTATATACTAAATCGTAAAATTTATCCTCATCTTCATCTTTAATTGAATATGAACCACCATATATTTTATTTTCTTTATTTCCAATGCGTGTATGAGTTATTTGTGATTCGTTTTTTTTTGCTAAAGTAGTTTTGTGTAAATTAAGAAAAGTTGTTAGAGATGTCATATAGTATATACTTATATATAGAAAATAATCTTTAAGTTATTCCTAAAGATTATTAATTATAAAAGTTTTCCTAAACTTCCAGAATTTTGGAGGTTTGAATTAAATCGTTGATTTCTTCAGATAATTTTGCTAATTCGGCGGCTTTCTTGGCTGCGTTTCTGGGTTTAACTATTTCGTAGTAATTCTTCTTGGTTCGTTCTTTAATTGCTTCATATCGTTCAGGTTGATTCAATCGGATATTATCCATATATTTTTTACATTTTTCTGCTTGTTTATCTGGTGTACTCTTTTGATAATTAGAGACTCTTCGTTTGTGATCTTCGTAATATCGTTCTGCTGGGGTTAGATGAGATAAATCCTGTTTTTCTAGTAGGACAATCACCTTGTTTATTCTTGGTCGTTTAATGTATTCTCTCATTGGTTTAATTTCGGCTAAAGGTTCTTGGCTCATTCTATATACTTAATATATATAATAAATTTATATCTAAATTGTTTTATTAAGTATATATTCTTTGTATTCTTGGTTATTCATATATTATTACTTTATAAAATAAAATCTAAAATAAAATCTAAAATTAATATATATGGATATATCGTTAAAACCAATTGTGTCAAGGCTTGGTGGAAAAACAAAATTAACACCAACTATTTTAAAATATATTTCAAAAGTAAATTATAATACATATTGTGAGCCATTTGTAGGTGGAGGTTCTATATATTTTGCCAAACAATTATCTGAATATAATATTATTAATGATCTAGATAAAAATTTAATAGATATTTATAAACAGATTGCAGAGTTGGAAAAATTTGATATTGAATATACCAAGAATGAATGTTGTAAAGAAAATTTCATTAAAATCCAAGAAAAGATAGAGCCAACCTTGGCAGATAAACTATTAATGAATAAATTATCTTTTGGAAAAAGTTTTTATAGTCCATTTAAAACGAAAGAAGGTATTCCAAAATTAGTAAATTTAAAAAAACATTTTATAAATTATAAATATAAATTGGAAAATACATTAATTTTAAACGAACCAGCCAAGAAAACAATATCTGAATATGATTCAAAAACCACACTTTTTTATTTAGATCCACCATATTCTAAACCAACTAAAAACTGGAATTATATTGATAATCCAACTCGTGATGACATCTTGGCAATTATAATGGAAATAAAAGGAAAATTTATATTGAGTTACGATTATACAGAAAATAATAAAGAGATTTTTGAAAATGCTGGTTTTAATGTAGATATAGTAAATACAAAATATAGTTCTGTAAAAAACCCAATTCAAGAATTAATAGTATATAATTTTAATATATAATCTCACATGTGAGATTTAAAGAATATACTTTAGAAATAAAATCTAAAAAATAAAATCTAAATATAGATTATATGAAAGACGAAGTTTATTATTTTCATCAAACTCCTGCTGAACTGTGTAAAAAATTGATTGCTGAAATAGCATTTGAAGATGGAGATAAAGTATTAGAACCATTTAGAGGTGAAGGTGCATTTTATAATGCTTTTCCAGATAATATTATAAAAGATTGGTGTGAGATTGAAGAAGGAAAGGATTATAAAGATTATACAGAAATTGTTGATTGGGTAGTTTCAAATCCACCATTTAGATTAGAAACAGGAAAAAAAAGAGTTAATAGTTTTTATTTATTAATAGATTACTATTCTACTAGAGTAAATAAAGGTATTTGTTTCTTGGCGAATGATAGTTGTTTTTCAACATTAACACCAAAAAGATTGAAAGATTTAAATAGTAAAGGTTTATATTTATCAAAAATAGTTGTATCTAATATTAAGAAGTGGAGAGGACGATATTTCTTTTTAATATTTACCAAGATTCCAAATAATTATTATAAATTTATAGAAGGAAATTATTAAAATATAATCTAAATATAGATTATAATGGCTGGATTTCATACAAAAACTTTTTTAACACATGATGATTATTCAACACCTAAATCAGCGTGGGAAAATATAGTACATCTTATTCCAAAAGATAAAATAATATGGGAAGCATTTTACGGTGATGGAAAAAGTGGCGAATATTTAACAGAATTAGGATTCCAATGTATACACCAAGAAGTTGATTTTTTTGAGAATAATCTTGGCGAAATAATAATAACGAATCCTCCATTTTCAAAAGTAAAAGAGATAATGAAAAGATTGAAAGTTTTAGATAAACCTTTTATAATAATATTGCCTTGTTCTAAAATATGCACTTCTTATATGCGTGATTTTAATAAAGATAATTTACATCCATTACAGATAATCGTGCCAAGAAAGAGAATTCATTTTCAAAAATTAGTTGATAATACTTCATTAAGTAATTATAAATCAGCATGTAATTTTGATTGTTTTTACTACTGCTGGAAAATAGGATTACCATCAGGTGTAAATTGGTTGGATTAGATAACTTTTTATATTTTCATCTATTTTTATAAAGATGAAAATATAAAAATAAATAGATAGATATATAATGAAAGGAGGTTCAGTTTCAGCATCTGATTTAAATAAATTTTTAACAGAAAGTTATTCAAAGACACCTTCAGCCAAGATAGGTGATTGGGAATTAGATAAACCACTATCAAAAGCAACAGCAATTGTATACCACAATCCAAAAACAGGTCAAACATCTGTTATACACCGAAGTACTGAAATTCCTAATCTTTCTGATTGGGGAAACAATTTAGCATATATGACAGGACAATATGAAAAAACAAAAAGATTCAAAGATTCAAAAGCCGTCCAAGAAGCTGCTGAAAAAAAGTATGGAAATCAGAATATTTCAACTATAGGACATTCACAAGGTTCAATCTTGGCAAGAAAGTTGGGAAAAAACACAAAAGAGATAATTAATCTTAATCCATTTAATACAGGAGAACAACCAGCAGATAATGAATATAATGTTAGATCTGGTGCTGATATTGTTTCATCAGTATTACCTGTAAAAGATACTTTTAATAAAGTATTTTATCCATCAACAGCACGAAATACAGCCAAACAAACTACAACAATTAAATCTAAATCTTATAATCCTTTTTCAGAACATGAATCTAGTATTTTAGAAAATTTAGATCCAAATACACAAATAGGAAAAGGAAGAAATTTAAATAAAAGTAATATATATAATATGGTAAAACAACGAAAGCCAAGAAAAAACAGAAAAGCAGAAAAGTTGGAAGGAGGAATGGAAGGTTGGAAAGATCTAGCAACATCGTTTTGGAAAACGCCAGCCCAAATAGCAAAAGAAGATGCTTTAAAACAAGCAAACAAAAGAACTGCTAGAGAATATGCTTACGATGCAACTAAAGATGCAGCTGCTGTTAATGAATACGAACAAAAAATGATGCGTGATGCGATGCGAACTCGTGATAATGAAGCAAGGCAACGAAGAGAAGAAGCGGCACGAGCATTGATAATACAACAGGCAAAAGATGCTGAATTAGCCAGAACGAAAGAAGCAAGAGAACACAGACAAATGTTGGATTTTGCCGAAGCTTTAGAAGACCAGTTTGTTAATCAAGGAATGAAAAAAGCACACGGAAAAGGAAGAGAGTTAAAGTGTGGTGGTATGGTTTGGAAACCAGAATATCAACCACAAATGCCTAGTAAAGATACAATCCATAGTATAATGAATTTTGCGAAAGACCCAGCAGTTCAAGATGCTGGAAAAAGTTTATTTAGAATGTTAAAAGGAAAAGGAAGAGAAGAGTTAAAAGAACATTTGAAAGAACATTTTCCGACAATTACCAAGAAAGTGTTAACTGGATTGAAAAAACACGAAATAATAGATATATTACACAAAAAGTTAAGTGGTGGTATGAAAAATCCATTAGATCAATTAGAAAACTGGAGAAACGAGCATTGGGGAATAAAATATTAATATAATAAGATTTAGCAAATATAATAAATCTTATTATATATAATGAATAAAGAATGGTTAGACCAAGCCAAGATAGAAGCTTCTAAATTTTGGAAACCATTACAAGGTGGAACTAAACATCCTGTTGTTACACGAAAAGAGAAAGAAAAAAAAGAGAGAAGAAGAAGATTATATGAATCATCACAAGAATTATACAGAAGACAACATGCCCCACAAAATAGAAGAAATTTAATGAATCAAAATATGGATCAAGTAATAGTAGCATTTAATAGATTAAGAAGACCAATAATAGATTATATTATTGAGAATAGTGATTGCGATGATGATGTTACTATAACTGATTTTGTTAATGAAAAATTTAATACACGAGCAAAAAAAATTGATGTAATAAATAGAATAAATCCTGCATTTTTCATTACTAATGATAATGGTGCAACATGGACTACTAGTACTAATCCAAATATGATTGAAGAAACATTAGGACTAATATTTGAATTAATATGGGATGATGAGAATGATTCTGGTAATGAAGGAAATGGAAGAAAAATAGGAGGTATGTTACCAGCAGGACATCAACCACCAAGACGAGTAGCTAAAATAATGCCACCTTATAAACTAGAACTATCTAGAAGAAGACAAAATTTTAGTAATTTTCTTATTGATTTAAGAAATATAATACCTACATTACAATGGAAAAATCCAGAAGAAGAAGAAGCAATGTTACAAGCTTGTTACAATCCAGCACAAGTTCGGAATCTTTTTGACGAATTAGATGATGATAATGATACCCAAAGAATATTAACTATAGATAATTTTAAAAATACACATCCACATCAATACCATCAAATACTTGAAGAGATGATAGAATGGATACATGATAATCTAGAATAAAGTTAATCATCATCTGAAAAAGAATTATCAATAATATATGCTTCTTTTTCAGATGTGACACATTTTGGATATGTTTTGTTAATTGTCACCCATCGGCTAGGTAATTTCTTTATTTTTTTGATTTCTTGTTTATCCATACCTAGGTAATCACTCAATAAGTATTTCAAACTCCTACCACCTAGTGATTTTGGAAATATAGTAATAGAATGCGATTCGTTTAATATTTTCTTGGTATCAATACCAGAAGTTGCAACATGTGATGTATAAATACAACTCGTGCCAGTATGCCGTCCAGTTTCCAAAATAGAATTAAGCACCGAATTAACCCTATTTCTCAATTTCTTATTAGTAATACAATCTGTATCATCAAAAATACAGAGACTATTTTCAAAATCTTTTGCGGATAAATCATTATCATCTTCAAACTCTTTTGTTAGCTTTATTCGTTTAAGTTTTTTAATTTTATCTATACTAGAATCTTCTGTAATACTACTGAATAAAAATATCATATTTTTAGGGTACATCTTGGCATATTCATCAGCATACATCTTGGTATAAAAAGATTTGCCTGATCCAGAAGCACCAGTAATATAAAGAATATCTCTCTCTTTATTTTGATTAGGACAAGGTATAAAACTATCTTCACCTGTTAGTTTGATTTCAGGATAAGTATGCAGATTTGTCTTATCACTTACGCTTACGATACAAGGTTTCTTGGTTCTAGTTGTTTTAATCATTGCGACAGCATCACCAGTATTTTCAGTATTCATTTTATATTACATCTAGATTTTATTTTTGTAGATTATAATTTTACTAAATATTTGTTTTTTGAAATAATCATTTTAGTATATTCATTGACTTCGTTAAACAATTCATCTCTTAAAATAGTGAGTTCAGATGATAAAGAGTTGTGAGAAGTCTTGGCACTAATGATATTTATATCATCAATAATTTCTTTTAGATTAAAACTAGTAATAGATACAAGTGTAGCTTTAATAATTTGTAGATTGTTGATAATATCAGAAATCTTTGGTTTTCTAAAATTATATTTATTCTCTAAAACTAATAATATTATATCTAAATCAGATCTACATTTATTCAAGTAGCCAAGAGGTGAATTAAATAAATCAATATATTCCACTAATTGGTCTTTATATTTTTTTGGATCAAGAATAAGTTTATAAGAGAAAGCTCGTTTTACAGCTTTGAAATAATCCTTTTCTTGGATGTACTCATTAAAACTTTCTTTTATTCCATTTAAAATTCCTTCTCTTGTAATTTCCGATTTTTCAAAATTAGATTCTTGTCCCAATTTCAATAAATAATTATCAGAAAATTCAGTAAATACACCATCTATTAACACAATTGCGTCAAGTTTAATAGTTGATTTTTGGATAAGAGTTTCTTGGAAATATACATGTTTTTTGTTCTTTTTAATTTTATAACCTTTTTCCATATCTTGTTTAGACCATCTCAATGGTTCACCATTACTATCTTCACCACATTTAAAGTCTGTAATAAAAATAGATGGTTCAGCTTCAGCTTCTCTAAACTTTCGTAAAAAAAGTTGATAAATATGATTCAAAAGTGTTGGTGTATCTCTAGATTTTTTAACAAGTTCCATTAAATCAAAATCCGAATTATATAAGATTGATTTCAGTGCTGCTGAACCGATTATCTTATATTTACCACTAATAGTTAAAAAGTGAAAAACATTTTGTATTTTTTGTTGAAAATCTGATAATTGTTTTTTATCTAAATAATGTGCCATTAATATATATATACTTTCAAAAAAATATTATATATATATTGAGTTTATAAAAAAGTATTTTACATCATATATTTAGTAGGACAACTGCGGATATTTTCAGGATAATTTATTAATGGTTTGTCAAAATTATATGCACTAGTAAAATTGGAACTATCGTTAAAACGACCACTACCTCTCATTGCCATTGGTGCATATGATTTAACTATTATTAACATGTCATTCAAAAACTTACTCATCCTAGCTTTCAAAATATCATATATTTCTGAACCATCTTCAACTGCCATTTCATACAGGTGTGGTTCTATTTTTAAATAGTCAGTTCTCAATTTATTTATTCTAGTTTCCATTTCAGAAATATCAACTTGAGAGAGATTGTTAGCATATGGTTTAATTTTAGCATTTAAATAGATATTTGCGTGTTGAATTAATGAACTGATATAAATAATAGTTTTGAAAAGAATATTTTCATTGCCAACTCTTACTTGATTTATATCAGGCATTCTTGGAATTAAATCATCATCTGTAATTCCTGATATTCCAGATTCATCTGAACTACTATCACCTCCATCTCCATCTCCACCATCACCATCACCATCAGAATCAGAACTTGAAGAATCACCACCAGAACTTGGCGGACTAGGTGCGGATCGTCGTCTTATTCCTGATTTAGCAGCACCAGCAGCACCACCGCCAAGAAAATTAGGAGTTGTATTTACTGAATGACTAGTAAGACCAAATAAATCACTATCACTAGTAAAAGCAGTTGATGCTGGTTCAGGTCTACCAACAAATTTTTTAGTGTATCTTGGCGTTGGTTCTTCATCTATAAATTCTGGTTCTTCATCTAACATTTCATTTGTAGAAGTTGCAGCAGCCATTGTAGGGTTCAAACTAGAATGTTTTTTTATTTTTGATAATCCACCTCTTCCACTTCCGTATGTAACTGGTTCTAATTTTCTTCGTGGATCTGGATTATCATATGGATTCAATCCAAAAAAATCATTATAATCACGACCTCTTCGTACTATTCCATCTCTTGCGAGAGAGGTCATGAAGACTTTCTTGGCTTTCTTTTCGTAAGAAGACAAATAAATAATTTGCGAATCAATATCGTTAAGCATTCCCATGAATTCAGCGTAATCTGATTTCACATTTGATGCGGATTTAATATTAGAAGCCATATCTGGATTATAAGACATGTTAGCTAAAGCTCTAGATGATAACACTTTTGAAGCAGAATATACTGAATCAGGATTATATTGCAAAATTTTACCTTGTTTGATTGATGGCATATTATAATATATTATTATATAATAATTTTGTCTTTATTTTCTTGATAATATTTTTTATTATATTCTTTAATTTGTTCTATATTTTTTTCGTAATATTTTTTATTTTTTTCTTTAATTTTATCTTTATTTTCTTGATAATATTTTTTTTTATATTCTTTATCATATTCTTTTTGATATTCTTTAATTTTATTTTGATTATTTTCTCTATATATTTTCATTTGTTCTTTTTTTTTATCCTTTTTTTCTTCTACATTAGCAATTGGTCTAACTAAATTTATACAATTTAGTTTATCATACCATTCTCTCTCCTTTTTTAAAAGTTGCATCTTATTTTCACAATCACATTCGTCTAAAAGGTTAATATAATAATCACCTCGTATTATTATATTTTTTGATATACAATGACTATTTAAACTTCTGTGTTTAGATAATCTTCTAGCTAAAGTATCTACTGTAGATCCAATATATCTCTCACCTGTAATTCTACAAATAATTTCATATACTTTTCCGTTAGAATAGTTCGGCATACTTTATTATACTCTTAAATACTCTTTATATTGTTATAGTAATTGATGTTCCTTGATGTGCTTTGAAGCTTGACCTAGTGTAAAGCCGTGTGACTTCATTAACTGTGAAACAAGCTTTCCACGAGCTAATTGTTTGGCACTAGCAGGTCGTTTTCCACCAGCTTTTGGATATCCACCAAGTCTAGTCCCATCACCAGAAGG